CGATAACTAGGAATCGGCCTGACTATTTCGTATAAGCTTAATAAGCACATGCGGACTATGTTCTGAAAGATACTGTAATAACTCCCTTGATAACTCAAGAGACTTACTTCGGTAATCTTTCTTGGCCTTATTGGTCGGAGCAAAAGGATCACCGAGATAAGTTAGATCAGAGAAAGCTAAGTTTAATAGCTCTTCTAAATCATAACTATCGATATCTGAGTAAGGACGATATGTATGTCTATACATATCATCTGAAAACAGAGATAACAAGTAATCCGAACTAGGAAAGACACCAACTGCATATTCCAAAGAAAATTTTCTTCGGATTTTATTATACATTTGGACGTCATCCTGGAACGCTCTAAACCAACCTTTGGCAATCTTTGCCTTTAAGACTGCTCGAAGAGCATTCTCAAAGATAAAAGATTCCTCTCTATTTAGCGAATCTATAGCTAGAGTCGTAAGACTCGGTGATAGATCCTTAGAGAGGTTTAATCCAAATAATCCTAATAAATCTCATAGAGTAGAGCGGACACCTTTGAGTCATTTCTGACTTAAAGGGGCCTTAACTCTCTCAAAGAGATCATTTAAGATTCCTGAAACTACAGGTAACCCAACTTCTTCAGATCCATAATAAAGTGACAAAATGTCATTATTTATTAATAGATCCTTAAAGTGCCTAGGTGAACTAATTAAAAGGAAGAGTTCTTTAATTCCAATGGAACTAAGGTTATCTCCTCTGATAATTAATTTCTTGGCAAACTCACATGCTCCAATGGAAGATTGCACGGATTTCGATAAATTAATATCGACTCCGAGAATCTCCATTATGAACAGGTAAGATTGGGCTACGGTTTTGTCAGCAATGACAATATCATCTCCCAATACAGCATAGTCCTCAAACCAACCTTTATGGCCGGTTCGAAGAGCTGATATCTGTACGATCATATGATGTGTCAGAGCTAACATTGCTCAAGAGGAAAGAGCCCCCATTGGTTGACCAACAGCATATCGATAGTTACCAG